CTGAAGAGAGAATTGTTTTGAAGTTTCGTAAAAATTATTTTAGTAAAGAGCAACAAGACCAAGCGTATATTGGACTTCGTGAAGCTGCAACTGAAACACAGAACAGAGGAATGGCTGCTGGACCACGTGCTGAGAAATTAGGTAATCGTGAGTGGGTCACTGAATATGAATATGCAGTGATTGATTACTTTACAAATCCAGGTGCAAATTTGTATGGTGATGATCCAATCGAAACTATTCGTGCAGAATTTAAGAATAAGAAAGAAGCACCATCAACTCGCAATAATGTTTGGGGTATTCAAGCAGTTAAGAGAGACAACTTTGTCTTTGAAGATTGGGTCAATGCCACTAAAAATCTTTCTAATGATGATATGATAGCTGAAGCTAAACGTATCTCTGACAAATATGTTTGTGCAACTACCTACGCAAATGGTGTGATGTCTGGTATCGCTGGATGGTTCGATCGTTACCCACGTCTTCCATATGGTCGAGCAACTTCTTATACTGCTCGTGAGCCACAAAAGTTTGCTATGTCATTTCCATTCCTACAGCAATTGGCACAGGGTTTCAAAGACTTACTGCCATGGAGATATAACAACCAAATGGAAGCTGCAAAGAAACTAGACCCTCGTTTCTTAGTTCCTGGAACTCCATTCACTACTATCACTGTAAACAAATCGTTCAGAACTGCATGCCACTTTGATGCTGGTGATTTTACTGCTGGTCTTTCCAATCTTTTAACACTAACTAATAATGGCAACTATCGTGGATGTCATCTTGTAGCACCAGAGTATCGTGTTGCAGTAAATCCAAGACCTGGAGATTTGTTGCTCATTAATAACCATGAAGTTATGCATGGTAATACTCAGATTGAACTGCTTGATGATGTTGCAGAAAGAATTTCTTTGGTTGTATACTTTCGTGAGAAGATGCTTGAATTGGGTTCCAAAGAATATGAAGACTGTCGTTATGAATATGTTGAATCACGTAGACTTAATAAAGAACATCCAGGTCATGTCGGTCGTAATCTTTGGAATGGTATCGATGCTGGTATGTGGGAGAGTGAAGAGTGGCATACGTACTTAGAATCAAAACTTGGTACTGAAGTCTTACATAAATATCATCCACCAAAGACTACTACAGTGGGTGCATTAGAGGAGTTTTTCGGATAATGTGTGCTGTTATTGGTGCTATATTAAAGTCTCCGACTAAGGAAGACTTTCAAATGATTAAACGTGTGTTCCTTGAGTCTAAGGTTCGAGGAATGCATGCCACAGGTATGTCTTATCTTCCAAAATGGAGTAAAGAAATTGCAACCATTAAGGAATCTAGACCTGCCAATGAATTTGCATTTATTCATCTACATGATGATAACTTGAGAGATATGGTGAACGAAGATGGAATTTTATATCTTATTGGTCATTGTCGTTATAGCACTAGCGATTTGGAATATAATCAACCCTTAGGAAATGGCACAAAGTCCATTGTACACAATGGGGTTATTACACAGGAACTACCAGAGAACTGGGAACAGTTGTATGGTTACAAGTGTATGACTAAAAATGATAGTGAGTTAATCTTACACTCTAGTGATCCATTAAAAGAGTTTTCTGATATGTCAATGGGTGCGATTGAACTTACAAACGATAGAAAAGTAAGAGCATACCGCAACGGTAAACGTCCATTGTATTTGACATCTTTAACAAATGGATGTATAATTACCTCTACAGAGGACATTATTAATCGTGCAAAGGTAGTTGGAGTTACAACTGAAATTCCTATGAACACTTATGTTACATTTGATGAATATCTTACAATGACATTAGAACGAGTTGTAGCTACTAATGAAGTAGACTATCAAAATTATGAACCTAGTTAATTCAACGAAGGTTGAAGACCTTATCAAAAACTCACCAGCTGGTAAGAATACAAAATTCTTATCGGCTGCACATTCGTTGTGGTATCGCTTTCATAACTACGACAAAGCACCACCAATGTCTTATGAAGTAAATGGTGAAGTTGTATCATTAATCTTTGCTACATTCAATCGTGATGGTTATGCTAATCTATACGAGATTGTTACACTTGAAGGAAAAGAAGGAAATGGATACGCAAGTAAATGCTGGGACTGTTGGATTAAATATGCAGTTGAAGAACGAAAGATGCAACGACTAAAAATCTCATGCACTCCTTCTTCAGTCACATGGCACAATAAAAATGGTCTGATTTTTTGGGCAGTCGATCCAACAGGGTCACTTCGCAGTGACCAGCTATTGTTCTCTACACGTGCCGAACAAATTTCTTACAGAGACAATGCAATCGTGAATCCACTCCAAGCACTACCACCATATAAAGCACGAGATCAATTTCGTTCTGAAGGTTTAGAATCATATAACTGGGGTGAAAAGAAGAAAGCAAAGACACAGGCTGCAATTGATGCAGTTGGCAAAGCATGGCTTCGTGATGCACTAATGGATCAACCTTCACTTGAAGAATTTTTACTATAATGGATTATCGTTTAGAACAAAACCGCAGAGAAGCATTCATTCGTTGGTACGCATGGTCATTGAAGTATGATGATTGCGATCCAGCTGTGTGGGCTACCAACTATCTCAACAAACGATTCGAACATAATGATGAACAGAAGCTATGGCTCTGTTGGTTGTATGGTAACACGTACTATCTTCCAACTGCTTGGATTTTGATGAACGAGTTTCCTGACTTTGAGTTAGCTACCGTAGATCGTATGACACAATGGAACACTGCCAACTACAAACGTCTTCGCTATCAAACAGATACAAAGTGGAACAAGGGGCATCTGCCAGAGATGTTTGCATCATATCAGAAGTTTATTGGTAATAGGAGTCAACGTGAAGCATTCGAATCATACTATGTGGGTAGTCCTGAGCAAAACTTTGAGTCTTTATGGGATGCGCTTAAAGGAAACCTTCATAAGTTTGGGCGTTATTCTACTTGGTTCTATATGCAGCATCTTAAGCATACTGGTGCTATTGATGTACAGCCTACTTCTCTTATGCTTGACGATTATGATGGTTCCCGTAGCCATCGTAATGGGTTGCTTATGGCCATCGGGCAAGATAACGACTATGATAGAAAACTTTCTAGAGCAGAATATGCAAATCTTGAATCTATTAGCAATGGAATTATCGATGAGATGGTAGATCGTTTTCCAGAGTTAAAGGATCAGATTGATTTCTTTACAATGGAAACCTGCCTATGTTCATTCAAGAAAATCTTTAGAGCACACCATGGAAGATATCTTGGTTACTATCTGGATAGACAGGCTGAGGAAATTCAGCAGTGTGAGAAAGATGGATGGTACGGTATCGACTGGGATGTTCTATGGCAATCACGTGAAGAAACTATTGATTTGAGATTGGATCATCGAAGAGGTATTGATAAAGATAGATTTAGTTCATTTATGAATACTGGTAAGATGGAAAATTTTGAGTGGATGTTTACTGACGAAAGACCTTTATTAACTGGATTGGAGAATTTTATATGAGTATTACAACTACAACTACAACTTTACCAGGAGCAGGGGTTGATGTAAATCCCCAGTATGATCCTAGTATGGATACACTAAAAGTTATGACTGGAAATTCATGGCTTCCTATCACTACTGGTAGTGGTGGTATTGGTGATGGTGTTATTACTGCTAATAATGCCATCTGGAATCATCAACAAAAGCATGAAGATATTCTAGATAAGTTTGAGATGAATCAAGTTGTGGTTGAACATAAAGTCGCAGAACATGAATTGATGAAACTTAAAACTGATCAACCTGATTATGCAGAACACATCAAACAAAACCTAGCTAAGACTGCTACTACACAGATTCTCAATAAGATGTCATTCACAAAGAAAAGAAATATGGATACCGATGTTAATCATTTCATCGGAAGAGTATGGGTCTTCAATAAAGACGAGATGGAAACATTGATTAAAGAGATTAGAAATGCTTAATGAACGAATTGGTGTTACAGATATCGCTACTGTTACGAAAGTCACAAAACCTATGAAAACAAGAAAGCTAATCGCAGTTGGTGGAAGTCCAGGAACTGGTAAGACTACATTGTTCCGTAAATTCATGGAAGGTAAAACATGGATCGAGGTAGAACCAGCTAAACTGGTATCTGCCATGTATAATGAAGAGATGGATCTTTATATTCTCGGCAAGTATCAAGAGGGTGAAGTCTTCGCTGGAACCGATCGCCTATCGATGGCAGTCCAACCAAACGTCCAAGAATGGATCAAGAATCATAATTGCAACATCCTTTTCGAGGGTGACCGAATCTTCAACCAATCTTTCTTAGAGTATGCAATGGCTCTACCGAGTACGGACTTCCAAGTGGTCTATCTAAAAGTACCTAAGCCAATGTTGGAACAGCGATATAAAGATCGTGGTTCAGACCAGTCTGAGACTTTCCTAAAAGGTCGTGAAACTAAATATAGCAATATACTATCTAACTTTGAATTAATGCCCTATATTACTGAGTTTAATAATACTAACTTAGAGGAGCAACAGAAGGTACTGGAGTTTTTGGAGAAGTCCTTTAACTAAAGTGCTTTTTAGGAACGATGAACTTCCTAGAGAAACTGGACTACGACTGGCTGGACATACTCAATTTTCAAGAGCGTCCATTTAGAGCCAAACTCATTCCAGCAAAAGTGTGGAAAGACCTAGATCTGTATCGCAATGATGCCTCTGGTCTTTCGAACTACTGTAAAAAGTGGCGCACCAAAGTAGAATTCTGTAAAAAACCCAAAAACAATAAAACATACGAGAACTATATTGCAATTGGGGGTGAATATGATGCAGAATCCCGTCAATGTACCATGCATCTTTATACACTAAACTTCGATACATTTAAGTTTAGTAATATCACATGGTTTAGCTTCAAGAAAAGATTCATACAAACTCTTATGCATGAGATGATCCATTTCATGCAGTACGATCGTCGTGACGATCGATGGAGTAATTACGTTGTTCCATACAAAAGAATCGGGCATAAGAAGAAAGATGCTGAGAGAAAGTACCTTTCGGAATTCGATGAGATTCAAGCATACGCCCACTGTGTCTACATCGACCTAAAAATGAATCGCCCCAGAGTAGCACTGGATACCCTATTATCACGTTGCAAAGATAAGCGTGATTCTTCTACACTTCACTACTTCTTAAAGACTTTCAACTATGACTTTAAGAACAACGTGGCTACACAAAAAATCATCCAACAAATAGGTAAGTGGGATCGTAAATACAAATCCTAAATAGTAGACAATTTTACTAATGGATTCAAATGGGTTACGATTTTAAGAAACTTGGAGATACTGCTAAGAAAGTCTCCACATACCTTGCTAGTAAGGGTGTGAAGGTAGCAGTAAAAACATCTAGATACCAGACTGAAATCAAAGCAGTTGAGGTAGCATCACCGACTTCTCTCGAAGACCTATTAAATTCTGTTGGTCTTAAAGGTACGATCTCTGATCTATCCACTACTGAAGAGAAAGCAATCTCAGGTAAGTACAAAGCCAAGCTAATTAAAATAACTGCATCCAGTGGACCATGCTCTACTGGAGAGACATTCTTTATCGTCAACACCTTCACAGAAAAGGGTACACTAAAGACGAAAGACCTAGCACCAGAGAAATTCAATTTAACGTCTAGTCGTTTTGATTCATTGGACACTTTTGATACTGCTGTATTAAAAGGTATCAAAGCAAACACCACAGTACCAAATGATATTAAGACTACAATAACAGAATTATATAAGTCTGTTGTAGCTAATAAATCAACAAACAAAGACAATATACCAATGTCTATCGCTGCAAAGAAATCTTTTGCAACAGTTAAGCCTCAAGACAAACAAGCTATTGGTAAAGACTTCGGTGAAGTATTATCAATGAGATGGTATGTCACTCAAGCATTCGCTTCAACATGGCAACAATGTTATTTTTCAGAAATAAGTAACGAAGCATTGGTTGACTTTGTTGTCACAAAGAAAGTTGGATCAAAGGTTGTTCCTTCAAACATATCAGCTAAGTTTGAAGCTGGTGCTGCTCCATCAATTGGTGCAATTGTTGATAACTTAGATGTGGTTTATAAAACACCAACTGCTGCAGAGAAAGCAGCTATTGATGTACTTAAAGCACTGGCAGATAGTAACTCAAATACATCCACCAAAATTCTAGCTGCGATGAAAACTATTAAACATCCAGCATATGTTGTTCTTAAAAAGATTATCGGTAAACCATCATTTACTATTGCCGATATCTCTGCTCACATACAGAAGATTGCCACTAAAAATAAAACAGCCAAAGGTCGTATTGATGAGTTTATGAAAACATATAAACCATTCT